AGCCAAGTAAGATTTCCAGTGGGTAGCCGAAGTTACAGACACAGAACTCATAACAGTTGACTCCGCCGTATCACAAGTTACATCAACAGCAAAAGACGTGAGTTCAAAAGTCAGGCTGGTAAAAGTCGCCTTTCCTTTTTTGCCATGAAGAGCCGCCATAATATTCTCCTTATTAAGAGGCTGTAAGTGCCGCTATTCCTTGAAACGCAAAAGTTGCCCTGGCTACATCATCCGTTCCGTTAGACATCGAAACGCCGGTACAAATAGCATTACCGGCCCAATCAAGTCCGTCCGTCGTATCAAGGCCAAGGGCTGCTGTAGTCCCGAGCGCAGCCAAGCCGGCACCCGCTACCGGAAGTACGGCCTCAACCGTTGCTGTCCAGTCTTTGTACCCGGCTAAATAAGACTTCCAATGCGTTGCGGAGGTTACGGCTGCCGAGTTCAAAATCGTACTTTCCGCCGTGTCAGCCGTTGCGTCTACCGTGAAGGACGTGATCTCGAAAGTTAGACCTGTAAAATCCACAATTCCACGTCGCCCGTGAAGAGCTGCCATAATAAAACTCCTTAAAGAAAATTAACTTTGAAAACTTAGTTCGTAAGTAATTGACACCTGCCAAATTTCATCCACATACAAAACAGGCATAATCGCCTGTCTCTGCATTTTTATTCTGCTGTAACCGTCAACGTGAATCTCGGCCCAGTGATAAGCGTTATCTAATATCTCCGATACCGAAGCTATGGACGCCCCGCCGTCCTGGGAGTCAGTAAATATATTAAACTGCAAATCCACGTCTATAATGCTGTTCTTGAAAGTCGCATCCATAATCTCCTCATGGGATGCACCTATAAAATAGAATACCGCATAGGGAAAAGAAACATCCTGGGGAGCCTGCTGAAAGAACAACCCGCCCGCCAACGCATCTTTAAGCGTAGTCGATTTGTTATAATGCTGCGTTATAGCTCTTGCAACGGGGGCTATCATTTATTCGCTTCCTTAAATATCTTGACTACTTTTTTGCGCGTTCTATGTAACGCTGGTCTTAAAAACGGCCTCGGCTGCATCTTGCTCGTTCCCATCTCTAAGTAAAAACCATACTCCACATTAGTGCCCACCGGGGCCTTGGCCGCGATATGCTCTACGTCCGGGCCAACCTTCCCCGTTACATTCGTGCCAGACTTTACAACCTCAGACATCATCGACGCCCGCAAAACCCCTGTGTCTATCGCAGGCGGTTCGCCTGGCCTGCTGGCCGTATGCTTGCCGTATTGCCTGCCCTGGCCCTGCAATGTAAAGTTCTGCTTTACATCGGATTCGACCAATAAAGCAGCCTTGTGCATAGCCGTCACATTGGCCTCGGTCGCCAGCGTAAAAACACGATTTCCAAACCATTTAATCATCTAAAACACACCATAACAAAATCAACAACAACGCAATTATTGCCAGTTTCGTTAAACTATCTCCAACATTTCAATTCTTAAATGCCTGTCAAGTAAACCGGGGTTGTCAATTCCTTTGACCTGAAACGTCCTCGTCCCTAAAGTTACCCTATCGCTTGCCTCAATAGCCTTATTGGTGCTCGAAGCATCGCAATACAATACTAAACCCTGTCGTAACGTCATTTTCCCAAACTCGTTAGACTCGGCGTAAGCCGACCGCCGCCTAATGTCCATAGAAGTAACCCTGCAAAGCAGTGAAGTAATCCTCGTGGAATACGAGCGCGATACGCCGCCCATCGAGTTCTTGCTCTGGCTCTCTTGCGTAACTGCTACGGTCGAGTTGTAAAAGTCCTGAATCAAGTCATTTGTTCCTTTTTTTTAAATTAGCACGCAAGTCGCCACTTCATATATGGTGCCAGCCTCTTGGCGATATGTGTCGGTAAATCACGTGCCCCACCGCCGCCTTCTTTGGAATATTTAACATAGTGGTCGCCCAGCTTTTCGGCCTCAACTGTCGAGTCTGTTGTCCGGCTCTTATAATATACGTTTACTAAATCAAGGCAAATTTGAATCAAGTCGTCAGGCATTGTTGAATAGCCCGCTGCGTAACTGACGATTATATTCTGATAGCCGATAGGAAATCCGGTTGCTAAATATATCCCGCCCCTTTTCGTATAAACTTTAAAGTCATACTCCGGCTCGTCCGGGGCCTGCACGTAAGCATAGCTGTCGTGGGCCTCAAGCCCGGAGCATGGCAAGAGTTCCTCAGCATTCCATACGCCATAGGCAGATAATTGCAAAGTTGCTGTCCAGCCCGTCAGGGCTTCTATGGCCGCCACCAGAGTCGTCAATGTATAATCTGTCAAGGTAATGGTGTTTGAGCCATCGTCCGTTCCGCCTTTGATTGTTAGGATCATGGACGTACTATTCACCCGCACGTAAGCATTGTAAGCGTCCGTGCTGGTATTTTTCAACTGGACAACATCCGTGGAACCGATGGACAGCATCTTGATTTCGGTTATGGGGGATTGATTTAAATACAATTCCGTGTCTCCAGGCCCATCGTATCTCTCGCGGTATGTATCATGCTGAAATTTGCGGCCACAATAACTCTCCATAGCCGACGTTGCCCTCAAAACAAGCTGGTCTAATAAAGCGTCGTCAGTTGTCCCTGAAATGCCTGCGTAGGTTTTATAGGCCGTCTTTGTAGTGATAGCCGCAGAGCCGCCCGCAATTGTGTGGTAGTCGTAATAGGTCGTACTATCATAAACCCATTCAATCCAGTAGCCATAAGTATAGCTATTCGGTGATTCGGTAAATGAATAAGTATATGTGCCAGTAGCACTTTTGGTTAAGGCTGTATCGGCAACAACAACAACCGTAGAATCCTGCAAGCGGATAATGCCACTGGCGGTAGTGTTCTCGTCTGTAAATGCGGGAACAGCATCCAAGTCAGTCAATACATCATCGACCTTAAACGTCTCTGTAATTACTATAGTTCTAAGTTCTGCCATCAATCGTTCCTGACAATCTTTATCGAATCATGCGTCATTGTCTTGCCGTTATATTCGCCATGCCCAACTACTACCGAACCTTCCTTTACGACAACTTGATTACCCTTTGATATTGCCGTAGGTGTCCCCAAATACAAACCTGAGCTTGCGGGCGTTTCCGTTAAAGACGTGCCCAACTCACGCTCCACTCCTGCCGACGTATAAATGCCATACGTCAAAGTCGCTCCAGTGGGGTATCCGAAATTAACTTCGTTAGCCATTCAATCCCTTCAACAGTCCGCCTATTTCGTTACTCCGCTTGGCCCTTTTGTTCTGTTCTTCTCTAAGCTCGGCCATCTCAAAAGTCAGCCTTCCAAGTTCCTGCTCCAATTTTGCCCTTTTTGCAGGAGTCTCTACATCCTTTGCTTTGTTTTCACCTAGTTTCATTGTTTCTCCTTTGCTACTTCTCTGTCTGTTTTAACCGGCCTTCCTGCCAAATTAACACCTTATCGGGCCGTACAATTTCTTCACCCAGCCCCCTTAACCTTTTTGCAAACTCGTAATCTTCTGTTATATCGAGATAGATATAATCAAACTTCTCTTTCGTGGTTTTCAGGAAATCCTCAATGTCTTTTATGACAATGTTACATTTACCTCGAAGTTCCAGGAAACCCCAGACCAGCTCTTTAACTTCCGGAGATATTTCAACAACCGTCTCTTTTGTTACTTGTGGCTTCTTGACTAATTCCTCAACGATATAGCCCAAGCCCAGGCCGCCTACAAGAACATAGCCTTCACATTTATCTATCGCAAATTGTTGTTTGGCTTTTTCTAATTCTCCAGTATTCATCCATTCGTAGCCATGCATATCTCCATGTTCTAATAGACGGAGTCTCCCCCCTTCAAATTTTACTTCAAAATTGCCTATTCTTTGGTGCTTCATGTATGGTACCTATTTTAATTTAATATCTCAACGAACGCTATTTCGCTTGTAATTGTGTTCCCTGTCTATAATCTTACTAAAACAATCGTCAGGTTTCTAACAGTCAAATTCGCTGCACTATCTTCATTGCTTATAGCAAGTGACATTTTGTCTCCATTGGCAATAGATACTACTCCGCATCCAGACATCGAACCAAAATCCCCGCCTGCTCCAAATTTTCTTCTTATCTTTGACCCCGTAATAGCAGTTGCCTCTTTGTATAACTGAAAGTCAAAGGTTTCATTGTTACCTACTGGAGTTCCAGAGAGACAATAGACAAAACTGTAAACTCCCGCTGCAACCGCATCAGCTTCTAATGTTGCGGCTTGGTCCATAGTCCCTGTGCCCGTCGCAGTATATGACGCAGTGACGGTGTATGTCGTTGTTGTTGGAACAGTCAGCACATCAAACACACCAACATAAGCGGCATCAGCAAGATTTGTCTGACTGATAATATCCCCAACTGCTAATCCGTGTGCATCTCCTGTGGTAACAATTATATCACTTCCAGATTGAACTATTCCTGTAATTGCGTGGCTTGTCCCTGCCCCGCCGGCATCAAATGTCCAGTCGGCTAAATCACCCGCTGCAAGACCGTTTGTATGATAAGAATGAAAATCTCCACCTGCGTCATTAATAACGAAGGCATTAGTGTTGTCCTCATCGTGTATTTCTGCGTGGATAATCTCAGTCGTGGATTCCTTCGCCCAGTTATCGTTATCGTAAGCTACAAACTTAACACGTTCATTGGCTTCTAATTCCTCGGCAGTGTCCGCTCCAAGACCTAAATCATCCCCCGAAGCTGGGAATATCTGAAGCGTCTCTGCTCCATTATTGATAATTTCTATCTCTATGCCTGTTACAGCGGCAGGAAGTGTTACGGTATCATCATTATTTGCGACTGTAGATATTTCATTTATCTGAGCAGTTAATGCTCCATTACCTTGAGTTCGAGTGGTGGAGGCAGTAATCCCTGCATTTGTATCAAGAGCGAAGAGGTCATCATCTCCCATTTGGAGTGTTGTTGTTGGTGATGCTGTTCCAATACCGACTCTGTCATTCGTCCCATCAGTACAAATCAAATTCGTATCACTATTGCCCTCAACCCTAAACCGTGTCCCTGCATTTGCACTTTCATTTATAACAACTTCATTACTCCGGCCGCCATTCAAACGGAGCATATCTATACTATTTGCCTGGAAGAAGACGAGGTTCGTACCAAAAATTAGTCCTGTGGTTGTACCTCCTATCTGGTAAAAATAAGTTCCATTAAACACGCCGCCACTCACTTCCTGTGAAAATACCACGTCACCATCAGCTTCAATTTGAATAGCATCCGGGTCGGAAGCAGAGCCAATAAACTTGGCATCGCCGATAATGATGTCTTCATTTACTTTAAGGTCTTGAATAAAAGTGGTTTTGCCATCAGAGGCAATCGTTAGTGCTGTTACATTATTTGTGCTGAAGTGCATTGCTGCATTTTGGCGGTTAATAAAAGCAATGTCATTATGTGAACTTGATGATGTATTTCCGAGATACCAAAGCTGTGTATTTGTATTATAGGCATTATGTCCTGTAATAACTGCACTATAAAATTCATCAGTAACTGAGCCAGTAACTTGAAGCTGACCACCCTGCCACCCACCTACCTCTCCTGGCTTAACACCTTTAACTTCTAATGGAGCGTTTGGAGCATTTGCCCCTGTCCCAATGCCAACTTTGCCATCCTGTAATATTGTTAATTTAGGAGTTCCCAGTATTGAGCCTGTTGAAATTATAAATTCATCATTTGAGGCATCATTTCCAAAAGTCCATTTACTACTCGCACCGTTTCTTAATCTTATTGTTGCATCTGTAGTTGCTAATGATTGCAGAAGCAACTCCACAGAACCTGTTGAATCTTTAATATGAAGTTCTACTTCTGGACTACTCGTCCCAATCCCAACTCTCTCGTTCGTAGTATCGATATTTAAAATTGTGTTGGCATCTTGGTCGAGAACTTGAAAGAAAGTTGTCGAATCTGCGCTGGGTTGGAATACCGCCGAATCGCTGCCAAGGACAGAGTTGTTATTAATAGTCAACGTCCCGCTCATATCTATCGAATTATCCGTGTTCAGGACTAACTGAGTAGTATTTACACCGGTATAGATACGTATGGGCCGTACCGTGCCGGTGCCGCCAGCCTCAGAATGAATCTCAAAGATTGTGCCGGCTACTACATAGGCAATATCAAAAGTCTCTCTGTCGGTAATGTCTGAAGGCGAGCCTTTAGCAAATAACTTATAATACAAGCCAGCAGTTCCATTGCCGTCAAAAGTAAATAACTCCATAACGGCAGGCTGGATAGAAGTCTGGCCTTGTATTGCAAGATGAACACCCCCTCTGGTCGTAAAGAGCCAGTCCTGGGTAGCAAAGTTAAGAGTAAGACTCCCGAGAGTGCCCGAACCTGTAGTCACAAGATTATCGGTGGCACTCGTCCAGTCTATATGCTCGTTAGCCACAAAGCCCGACAAGCTATCGTGTGGAATTATTGGGTAAATATCCATAAGAAAACCCGATACACAATAAATGTATTATAGAAAAGTAAAGTAGGGACGGGCCATCCCGCCCCATTGTCTTATGTGTCGATGAAATAACCGATAAAGGTACACTCAAAAACAAGCATTTCTGCAATACCGTCGATACTGCATATACCATTTGTGCCAAGAACAATACTATCGTTAGTCAGGAAATCGATTGGGAATATGTCGGCAGTAGCTTCGTTAGTATGTAACGTAGCGACTATCGTTCCTTGCGAGATACCGTCATCGTCAGTATATGCTTCTGCGTCCGCTGCTTTACTTGACGTGCTATTCAAATTAACCCCCGTAACCACTGTGCCGGTTGCGAAAGCAGTCGTACTTGTTTGAATATGAATATCCAAGGCTGACGGAACATCCACCCACGCATATATCCTGTTGATGACTAACGGCCGGGTCTGCGATAAGTTCCTAACCGTCAAAAGCACATCAGTAGCGTCAATATTAGCAGATACAGAGTTCCACGCATAAGCGTCGCCGTTTAAGGTAGCTTCGTGCAAAGCAGTCACGACCGTACTTCTACACGACAATTGATTATTGGCAGTTACTTCGGCCATTATACTGGCATCGCCCATTGCCGTATTTATAATTTGCAAATCCATAATTGTCTCCTTATGCGTCGATAAAGTAACCAACAATAGTACACTCAAAAGCAGCACCCTCGGCAACATCGTCTACACCGACACAGCCGTACTGACCAAGAACGATTTCGTCATTGGTCTGGTAATCAATCGCAAATTGGTCCGTTGCTAATTCGTTAGTATGCAGCGTTTTAATTATCGTGCCCTGCACAACACCTATATCATCAGAATAACCGCCCGCATCAGCGGCCCTTGTGAACGCCGTATTGAGGGGCACACCCACAACAGCAGCACCTGCACCGCCAGCAGAGAAAGCGGTAGCGTCTGTTGTTATATGAATATCTATCGCCGTTGCAACGTCTACCCAAACGTAGATTCTGTTGATGACCAATAGCTTTGTGGCCGATAAATTTCTAACCATCAACATACAGTCAGTTGTATTTATATCGGCGGATATAGCGTTCCATGCGTAAGCGTCACCACGAAGTGCCGCATCGAGAATACCCGACACCAATACCGAACGTGTATGTAATTGGTTATTAGAATTGACCTTGGCCTTATAGCCATTGCCTGTCCCATCTTCGATTCCGACTCTTTCTAAACTCATTACATTACTCCTATTCTTAAACTTAAATTATCTTAATTGAACGCAGCGAACCCAGTCTATCACAAGCAACGGGTCGTTAGTTGCATCCGTCTGGCAAACAAAAACCGGCGACAGCGCGTCAGTTGTAGGTATGCCCGTGTAAACTACATTCGTTAAAGTCTGCTCATCGCCGTCAACAAAAGCGTGGATGCCGGTTGTGCCGTCAACATGAAAGCCGAACCGCATCCAGTCAGCTTCCGGCAATGTTCCAGTTGTACCCATCGAGTCTTTTAATTCGGCAGTGTCCTTGCATATATAAAAAGAAGTTACGCCCGCCAGAGTTGTTTCGACGCCGAAGCCAACGTAGTCAGAGCCGGTATCCAAATCACCGTCGTTTTTCATTAGTGTTGTATCGAGTTTTGCTAAGCCGGCGAAGAATTGAATCTTATCGAAAGTGTCTGTTACCCGCACCCGGCACTCGTACCACAAATCCTTATTGGCGGCCAACTTGAAAGGGGCTACCGCTAACTGTGCGTGCATTCCTTCATGTTGTGTAGTTGATTCGCAGTCAATCTCCAAAAGGCCGCCAGCGCCTGCCAGTATCGCAGCGCCGCCATTAGTATTAGCGCCTTGCGTCCATGTCCACGAGGCAGAGGTGGGAGGGTTAGCGTCTGTGATTGTCTCGAAAGCCAAAAAATCTTCCATATATACATAGGCCAGAGATGGGTCAGCCTCAATAGCTAACAATGGGCAATCAGCCCACACACCTGTCCGATAGTCAGAGTTATTGTCTTCATCAAAGAAGCCCATAACTCCGTTTTTCCAGAATGACCTTGTTTGTGCCATGATTACTCCTTATCTTAGTTGAACACATTTAATCCAATTCACTTCTAAATGCTCCTCGCCGCCGCCGCCGCACTTAACACCATAAAACAAGTTCATTACCGCAAGGCCAGAGTTGGTAATGTTCTGGGCAGTCTTGGCAACGCCGTTTATGTAAGGCGTGATAACGCCGGTCGTGGCAGCACCGTTGTAATAAAAACCCAACCGATATTCCGTACCGGAAACGTTGGTCGTTTTCATTGTTGTCGCTGTCGCTTGAGTCGTATCGTTACTTGTCTCGCAGTAGATATTCATAGTGCCATCCACTTTGTAAAAGACAGCACCATCATAAGTAGCGGCAGGGCCACCAGCACCATCCGTCAGCATATTCTCGCCAGCGGCATCGGCCAGCCCAATAATGTAACCAGCTTTATTCGTAGACGCCTCGGTGAGAAGGAAGCTACACTCAAACCACAACGGCTTGCCTTCGGCAAACAACCAGCCGTCACTTCCGTTTACGGCATAAGCCTCATCATTGTCATCGCCGTCAGAGTATAAATGAGTCCAACCGCCTATCCCCGCAGTTATACCATTAGTACCAGCCGCCGCACCTGCCGGATAAACGGCAAGAGTAAAATCGTCATTAGCGGCAAAGAAATCTTGCATATAGACGTGCGCCAGGGTCGGGTCGCACTGTATGGATTGAACTGGGCAATTGGCCCACAAGCCGTACCGAAACGAAGGATGTCCCTTGTGGTCGTAAAAGTTCTGTACAAAATTCTTCCAATATGACCTTAATTTAGAAGCCATAGTAAACTCCTTTCAAAAAGTTTAATGGAACCCCCTTGAGCCGACCACCGCCGAAAGGTTAAGCAGTGGCCAGCCGAAGGAGGAAAATTATTAACCCGTTACAGTGTCAGAGACGTCCTCTGCAATTCTCGGCTCGTCCATGACGATTATGATCCCGCCGAGCTTAGCACCGTTGACCAATTCAGTTGACAGCAACTTGACGTACTCGTACTTCACACCGCTTACCAGGGGCACGTCGGCGGCGCTGACTTCGATTATTACCAACCCACTAACAATTGCCGTTGTAGCATAAGTCGAGGCTGCAACCCATGCCCCGTTAGTGTCGGGCGTAGTACAGAGTTTGTACCGGAACGGAATAGCAGTCGTAGTGTTGGACGGGTCCTTGTCATCGCAGGGAACGACCGTCAATGTTTCTGTCCCGGCCGTACCGGCATTAGTTCCCCAATAGTAGAGGAAATAGCACTTGTTATACTTCGCCATACTGACAATATCCGAGGATATAGCTGTGTCGAACTGGTCCGCCAGTGGCGTTCCGGCAGTCACGCCATCGTTCGTAGTTATTTGACAAAAATGTGCATCTTTCAAACTCATAACAAATCTCCTAAATCATGTTTTACGCTCTTGGTTTAATCTCTTGAGCCGAGAGCAACGAACGGCGAAACGGTACTTGAGCCGTGTTTCGGAGTTCTCGCCGTTGCCCACCAGGGCGCTCCGTCAAACCTTACGACAAAGCGGAACGCAGTCTCGTCCTCAAGGAATTTCAAGTGGATACTGGTTGCCACATCCATGCTCTTGCCAATCTTTCCGATGGTTATGTACTGACTGAAATCGGCGAGGATAATATCGCCTGTCGTACCTACCGTCTGGCAATGCGGACTCCAGATAATCGGCCTGCCTAACAGGCTCGACCCTAACGGATTTTTAATGTCCGCTATAAATACGGGTGCTCCGCCTGTGCCGACAACTAAAGCCAGAGTTCCAATCTGGGGCATAGAGTCCTGAGATATAAGCCACACAGAGTTACGGTACGAAGGGGCGTACATTCTCGACGCCATTTTCAGTACATTCTCGGTGACGATTGTGTCGGCGGGCTGGTCCGTTTCTTTGGTGACGCTAACCAGGCAAGGCGCGTTCATAAGGCCCTGCGCTTCTCCGGCACCGGAACCGTTGATAATATCCTCGTCTTTTGTTAATGCCATTTCGGTCGATACCATAGTTGTCAGGAATGTCTCAAGGGCAACCGGGCTATCACTTAAAAGCTCGTCGGTCGTATAAACAACAGCGGTCATCTTGTGCAAGTGTAGTTCTTGCTTTGCGAACTGGGGCAGGGATGCTGTCTTGGTTACACCCTCGGCAGGCTTATAAACAAGAACGCCGCCCGTCCAGCTTGTCGCCTGTGTGGTAATGTTTACAAACGGCAAGGAGAGGTTGTTGTTTACGGGGAAGTCTCTGCACTTAGGGGCAAGCTCCCCGGCCTGCGCCATGGCGTCCAACAGAGCAGTGCTGAACTCCGGGGGGATCAGGAAGCCGCCGTCGGCGTTTATGGCAATGTTCATGCCCGTGCTTTTGCAATACGAATTAAGCTGCGGGTCGGAAAGCCCCTGCATGGCAGCTTTGGCAAAATGACCCATGCTCTCAAAGCCGGAACCTTCCTTTTTGGGTACGGCGAACAACTTTTCACCCTCGGTCTTGAACTCCGCCTTGATTTGCTCATAGACCGTCTTGGCTATGGTGTCGGCGTCAACAACCTGGCCATCGTCCTCGTTGCCGTCGTCGTCTGTGCCGTCAGCGTGTTTGGTTATTTCAACCTTGAGCTTGGCGATACCGTCAGCAATAAGGCTCTCGACGTCTTCATCTTTTACATCAACCTCGTCGCCTTTTTTGAGGCCACTATAGTCTTGAAGTAAAACTAATGTTTTCATAAGAAAACTCCTAAAATTCGTTTAGTATCCGCCTGCAATCTCCACGACTAACATCTCTGCTTTCGCTAATGTCTCTTCCGCTAATTGCTTTGGCATCGTTTAACTTACATATAAATTTTTCCTTTTAGTCTATTAATTGCCATTACCGTCACCTGCCTCGGGTCAATCCTTCGCCTCATAACTCTGTGCGGACTGATAACTCTGTGGGCCGTGACAATAATCGGTGACGCCTCCACTTTTTCCGGGACATGTTTTGTGATTTCTACGAGAGGCTTATCGCCATCAATGTCGTCAGCGTAGGTAGTCACGACTTCCTTTTCCTCGACCTCTTCAATACCCAATTCCTTTTGTGTGGCCTCGGATATTTTTAGCTCTTTAACCGCCGCAACCAAAGCGTCAGGGTTGGCCGGGACAGGAACGATAGAAAACTCCAGCAATTCCCATTCATCTATAATCCGGTAAACGTTCGCCCAATCCGGCTTTTTCTTTATTTCGTCCGGCGTAGGCTCGTGCGACTTCTTTGATATGAACCCAACGCTAATCGCACTTAAAAAGCCGCCGTCCCAAAGCTGTTTAATCTCCTGAGCCTTATCTGTCTCCGCCCATTCCCATTTGGCCTTGATATACTTTCGGCCCTGTTTTACCCATTGGGCCTTGCCTACCGGCGTGCCGCTATAATCATGCGCCCATAGCACGACGGGGTTCTTGTTAAAACTATCGAAGTCAACACCTTTAGGCAGCAATACCTCTTTGTCTCGATCTATCGAATCGGTGCTTATCCATGCAATCGCCGAATTATCTTCTTCAGCCTTTTGTTTTTCAGCTATGCACTCTCTAAACTGTTTTGGTTTCATTTTTCACCTTTTCGCAATTACAAGTCCCTTGGCTGGCATCGCAGCGGTCACAACTAACCCTGCCGCATTTCGAGCATCGGCATATCCGGTTAAAGTTGGTCCGTTCGCACTTAGGGCATTGCTTTTCGTTTCCCGGTTCCGGGGCGTCGTCTTTTTTTTTGGGCTTCTTTATGGCCTTGTTTTTGGCTTCGGTTATCATTTCAGTCCTCGTTAGGATCTAATTTCTTCCCGCACTTATGGCAAGTTTTCGCCTTTGCACAGGCTGGGCAGAAAACCAAACTTCGGGGGCATATCAAACACGGCGTTACCGTTGACGAATCAACAGTCGCCTTGCAGCCCGAACAGGTTACAGGTACGGACGGAGGCAAGGGTTCCGTCACATCCGCATTGGCCTGTTGGTTGTCGATTACCGGGGTCTCGGAAAGTTCCGGCGTGGCATCTTCCTCCGATATAATCTCTCCCATATCGTCAAGACCGTCCTGCGTTAGAGCAAATGGGTCAGGTACGACGACCTTTTCTTCCGGCGTTAATTCTATCTTCGGCGTTGTCTTCTTCTTTTTACGTTTCTTTGTCATGATTACTCCTTAATTAGCCTAAACTCCTTCTAACTTACACTGAGACGTACGCCATAATCTTCGGCTCGCACTTGCCATTCCAACGTCTCTCGTTTAGAAGCTCGCGTTTCACCAAAAGCACCTATTGTTCTGTTTGGTGGGGGTAGCGGTGGTTCGTTTATGTCCCACGCCTGTAAATAATATTTCCATTTCATTTCTAAACTCCTTCTCTGGGGGGTTTCACTGACGGCATAGGTGGATAATCCTCTTTTGTGAATCCCCTTGAATTACCCCGCCACATTTCAGTTCCGTCTGTGGGGCATAGTATTGATAAGACTATTGCCAAAACTATTGTTCCTAAAATATAAACAATTACCATTTTCAAACTCCTTCTAATATTGGCACGATAGTACAACGGCAGTTATGACTTGCAATCCCGTTGCTAATGTAGTACGATTCAGTTGTTTGAAAATTGTAAACATAGTCTTCATAAGAAAGGGTTTTGGTATGTATAATTCTATCTCGGAAAAAACTATTAGAACGATTGCCAAATTGTACCGAACTGGATGGTCTGAAAACCGAATCGCTAAGCACTTCGGGTTCAGCCGTAATTGTATCAGGAAAAGATTGCTCGATTCCAGCATAGTTCCCCGCACTCAAAGCGAAGCCGAAATCCTCAAATGGTCGCAAATGCCTGATAACTTGCGTAAGAGACAAGTCGAAGCGGCTCATCAGGCTTCGAAGGGAAGTAAAAAGTCTTGGGAATCGAAGTGCAATCGCGCTCAGACTATCGAACAGCGACCTTCCGGATTCTCTCGTCTCGAATTGAGACTCCAGCAAATGCTTAAAATTCGCGGCATTGATACTATTCACCAAAAAGCTATCGGTCCCTACAATTGCGACCTTGCTGCCGAGGCCGTCGCCATGGAAGTCTGGGGCGGTCATTGGCACTTCTTCGGTAACCACGCCCGGATTTGCGAAGAACGTTTCCGCTATATCCTTAGCCAAGGCTGGTTTATTTACGTCTGCCCAATCACTAAATCTTCGCCCCTTACTGACGCTGTCGCTAACTACATAGTCTCCTATATCAAGAGCATCCGCAGGAACAAACCCGTTATCCCCGAGTATCGGGTGGTTTGGGGTGGAGATAAATTCTCTGTTAGTGGCCGTCTTGATAATATGAACTTTCCCATTGTACCACCTTTTACTTGCCGCCGTAATCCGGCCAACGGGCAATACGAGACTATCGCCAGATAAACACATACAATGAATAGGCGGGTGGTCTACCTTTTCGTAGGTGAAATCCAATTCCCGCCCGTTCACTTCGTAAGTATCGCCCTTGTCAAAAAAACTCGTATCTATTCCGATTATTGCACCGTCCATATCCAAACACCAATCGCAGGTACGCTGGTCGCCGGACGAAATCCATTGCAGCTTTTCAACTATTCCTGATTGCTTATAGCCCTGCCTGGCCCCTTCGTTCCACGCCCATATCGTCTCGGTCCGGGCAACCCGCTCGGCCCCAAACCTTGACAGGCCCTCGAAGACCTCTGAAACCCTCTTGCGTAAATCCGGTATCCCCTCGCCCTCGGCCATGCCCGCTGATAATTTCTCTCGCAGGTTCTTAACGATTGTGGAATTGACCGAATTAATACTACCGTATCTGTGTTCTGACAGTGCCCTCACCACGCCCGGGTTCATGGGGTCGAACTGTGTTACCGAGGTTAATTGTCGCAAGTGCTGCTCGCCGCCGGCCATCATAGTAAACCTGATAAAAGGCTCGCTTGTAGTCCATAGCTCGCCGTTCCATTTTTGCATATCGAACCAGGCTGTCATGTAATCGTCTGCAGACGATTTTACGGCTTTTGCCAAGTCTCGGTCGAATCCCTCCAGGACCACATCGGCTACGCGGTTGTAATAATCACGGATCGCTTTAACAAAAGGCTCGTCAATGAAATTGGTCGGGTGATTCAACGACGGTAAGCCCCGGGGGGCCTTTATCCCCTTTTCCGGCTTCGGTGCCATAAGTTGCGGTGTAGGCAACTCTGTACTCAGCGGCCTCATGTTCATAGGCATAATCGGCTCGTCGCCCCATTCAACCTCGTCAAGGCCGTCCTGTTGACGCTCCTCGTTAATGCTGGTCATACCCGTCGTTAATCGGTCTTTGATTTCCTTCAACCGATACTCTTTATCTTCCGGTACGGGATTGTCAAACGCGCAAAACAAACGTGTGTCGTACATCGGCAATAGCTTTTCGTTCATCTTCTGCTCGGCCCTGCGTGTCCTGGGCAGGATAGTATTTTTCATATATGAATACTCGCCCGTCTCTGCATTGGCCCTGTTTACGCTTTCGGTAGTCAGCATGGACAAAGGCACGCCAAATATAGCCGCTATTTCTTCACGCGTAGCCTTGCGGCCCTGCAAAAACGACATCTCTTTCGGGGTAAGTGATATGGGCTTCAATTCGGCCCCGCCGGTTAAGACTGCCAGCTTGCCGGTGTTCTTGACGCCCCGGAACTTCTGAAACCATTTCTTCTCGATACGCTTTATCTCGTCTGCAGGTGGCGCTGCTGCCTCCGGGGGCAATATCAACGCCATGTCCGGCCTTGCCCTGTTAGCGAACAGCGTAGACTCGAACGTATTCATGTTGTTACTCAAATCAGCAGCTACGACCGCCGCCTGCAAAGGCCCTATACCGTAAAACGCGTCTTGCGGGTTGATATACTTGAAGTGGACTATATTTGCTGGGTCTATGATATGCTTCTCTGCCTCTGTAATTACAAACTCGTACTTGGCTATGAACCGCCTTTTGTCGGGTATTATCCTGACATACTGCGAGTACAGCGGCCAAATCTCGTTAGGCACACCCAGCTTATTGTCCCTGCTGATGTGCCAGTAGGCATTGCCGCAAAGCTCCTGAAACAAGAACATCAACTCCAAAAGGTCGAACTGGTTGGTAAAATCGTTGACGCTTTTGAGCAGATTCAAAAAAGGGTGCTCGACAACTTCCTCGATTTCCTCTGCTTTCCTGACGTAATTGAAAGTTGAAGGTGATTTCGCCAGATACGCTAATCGTTTCGGTTCTACCCTGCGAGTCGGGAACAACGCCTTTGTCTTGCGGGCTGGCTTGGCCGCATACAGCCGCAAAGGTATCTGGGCACAGCTAATCGCGTTTTTCGAGGCACAGGTGTAAACCCATGAACTATACCGCTTGACAAGCTCCTTGTACGATACATCGGGGTAATAAGCCTTGCCGGACTGGTAGTTGGTGATATTCCAGCCGCCCACCTTGGCCATCTTCGCTATGAACTTGTCAATGAGCCTATCTTCAAGCCGGGTAATGAGACCCACGATTAGCTCCTTAGAAAAAAGAGTTCTCTTTACTTATAGGGGCAAACGGTAAGTTAAAACTTGTCTGTGATTTGAGAATCGAGGCCGATATGGTAACGCATTGTTGCTATATGGCCGTTTTGGGGAAATAAATGAGGATTTGTTTTTTTTAATCGGTTTACCAAATAATTCACGTTTCGGCGAGTACAGCCCATAAGTTTAGCCGCCTCGCTATACGAGCATTGGTGGATAAATACGAATCGGTAAGCGTCAATCTGTTGAGGTGTGGGTTTCATCTAACTCCGCTTTTTTACCTGTGTAATCCTTCCACCGCTTGATTATTACATCGCAATAGTGCTCGTCTATCTCCATGCCGTAACATCGGCGGTTTAACTTCTCGCAGGCTATTAGGGTTGTGCCGGAACCGAGGAAGAAATCGAGAACGGTCTGATTCCTTTTGCTTGAATTTCCTATGCCTTTAGCACATAAAGCAATTGGTTTCATTGTTGGATGTTCTTTGCTTTGTTTGGGTCTTGGTATTTCCCAAACAGTATCTTGTGTATGGTCATCAGTGAAATAATGAGCCGCACCAATCTTCCATCCATAAATAATCGGCTCATGCCTCCAGTGGTAATCTTGTCTTCCGAACGCAAATTGGTCTTTTGCCCAGATTATTATCTCTGCTGGTTTGAATCCTGATTCTGCAAAAGCAGTTCTGAAAATCACATCCATGCCGAGTCCCTCGGCATGGCATACATATATAACCGCTCCAGCTTTAATATTGTTATAGTATAAGCCAAAAACAGTAAGAAGAAATATTCTTAATTTTTCACCTACCAAATCATCATTCTGGACAATTTTGCCATCTGTCCTTCTATTCCTCTTTTTCAAATCTTCTTTAGTTCCCTGATTAACAGCCACCCCATACGGCGGGTCAGTAAACACCATATCTGCCTTCACACCGCCCATCAGTCGCTCCACGTTGGCCTGTAGCCTGCAATCGCTACATAATAGCCTATGATTGCCGAGAATCCACAAATCGCCCTCTTTGCAGACAGGTGGCGGAGATTCGGGGATTACATCGTCATCGTCTCGCTGCGGCTGCCCAAACGTCTCCGGGGCAATCTCCTCAATCTCGTCCAACGAGAAGCCCGTCAAGTCCAAATCCACGTTAAGCTGGTCGAACTCTACCAGTAAATCAGCCAGCTTCGGGAAGTCCCACTCGGCGTTCTCTACGCTCTTGTTATCAAATATCGAATATACCCTCGCGTCCGTCTCGTCAAGGTCAAGGAATATTACCGGGGCTTTCTTCTTGCCCATCTTTAATAATGCCTTCACCCGTGTATGGCCTGCGATAATCTCATTGTTGGCCCGGCGGGCAAGGATAGGGTTGGTATAGCCAAACGCCTCGATGCTCTTGATTACGGCGTCCACGCTCTCGTCGTTCTTGCGGGGATTGCCCTCGAATGGTTTTAGTTGCCCTATCGGCACGTACTCGATTTTAAGTTGGCTCATTCCTTTACCCCCGTAGCCCACATATTAGTATCATCACCGTCACAGGTGACGTTTGCAAATCCTGCCGCCTGCATCTTGCCCATCAACGTCCCCGGCGTAAAACCCGTCTTATGCACCTGGTGGGGATTATCCTTAGTGAATTTACGCAGGCCGAAGATGCAATCTATCGCAGCGATAGGCCCAGCCGGTGATTCGTACAGTGTATCCTCAAGATTGCCTTTTGCAACTTCAGCCGCTACTGTCTGCAAGTTGGGCGCGCCGATACATAACAACCCGCCGGGCTTGAGCACTCGGTAAAACTCAGACAAAGCCTTCGGTACTTCAAAATCAAATAGGTGCTCAAGGTTATGGTTGGAATATACCGAGTCTACCGATTCTGTCAGGACCACGGGCATGTCCCGAATATCGCCGACAATATCAGGCTTAACGCAGGGGTCTATGTCCAGGCGGATTTCCTTCCAACCTGCGTATTGCTGGTGTATAGGGACGCCGCCGGAACCTACGTTAAGGACGGTTTTCATTTCTTCTTCCCCAAATACCGCCTAACTCTTTTCTGCTTGCCCGTTGCAAGTCTGTGGTTATCGGCCAATAGCAGACACGTCTGTTTCTTCTGATGGGCCAACGCCTTCAACGCCGCGTCCTTGACAACAGCCTCGAACGTGGCCTCACGCATAATATAGATGTTAAGTATGGGGATTTTCATTGTTTGCCTTCATGGCCTCGTCAAGTGCATCGGCCACGCTACTGCTAACGAGTATGTAGTTTTCTGGCAGTACCGAGCTTTTAATTATCTCAATAGGCATTGTAAACAGTCTGGGCGTTTCTGGCATTTCTGTTATTAGATTCATCAATGCAGATATTGATACTTTTGACTGTTCGCTACCATCGGGCCTGCTCAAAACTACAAATACAATGCCATGCTTCCGGGTATTCTTTCGCTACACATTCCTGGCTGTGGCAACCATAAAACAACAAGTCTTTCCGCAACCGCTTGTTGTCGCCTTTGATTTTGTCATACGCACACCTAAAACACAAGCCGTAGCAAGGGTCGTTTATTATTAGTATTTCGGCCTTATTCATACATTCCGAACTTCGGAACCGTTTGTTTGGCAAATCGATTGTTTCTTTGAAACTACACTTTATCATCTTCATTTACTCCTGCGTATCCCACATTTCCTCGTCCGGGTCTTCACCTTCGTCAACATCCGGGTCCGTCATAACCAGCCCGGCCTTGACCTTGCGCACCAACGAGTCCAGGGCGTACCGCTCGGCGTCCTGTGTGTGATTCTCGAAATCAACGGGCTTCGGCGGTTGTTTAATCTTATCGTCCTTATCGGTCTGCCATTTATAGCCGGACTTCTCTTTAATCATATTCACACTTGATTCGAGCAGGTGCGTCTTAAACTGCCTAACAGAGTTTATACCATATTTTACCGAGTCCGGGCCTTTAGATGCCGGGAATACGTTTAGCCCTGCGTTGACAAGCTCCTGTATGGATTTAGGCTCGGCACTGTCGGCGATAATCCTCTCGCTCTCGCCTACAATAGCTTTTGTCTTTGCCGCTAATTGGGGATTAGTCAGCCCCGTCTGATAGATATGCTCCTGCTCCCAGGATTCCTTGCCTATGATCCTGCACTCAACTAACGCCGCAGGGTTGACATATCCAAAGTCAAGCCCCCATATCCGCCGCTCGTATTCTTTAGGCATTGATTGTACCACGTCCCAGTTATCATATATCTGGCCCGTTAAGACCGCCCACTGGCCCAGCTTGTAGACTTTATTGTATTGCGAATCTGTCTTTGCTATAGTCTCGATTACTCGCCTCGCTGCTACCGACAGGAACGGATTGGCCTCGTAGTTGATATGGTATAGCTGCGAGTCTTCGGTATCGCCCCGCTTTGTAATATTCTCAATCCACTGGTTTCTTAGCTGATCGCAAGGATTAAAGGACGCAAAGACCTGGTTGGGCCGATTTGGATTCTCCGGCGCTCGGGCGTAAGTTGAAAGTAGGTCGAACTCTCGCTTGCTTATCTCTGTATCGCTTGACAGACCCGCCAATTCTTCTACCCATATAAAGTTCAGCCCCTCCATTGATTTCTTTTTGGCAATGTTATCAAGGCCATCAAACTTAATCCACGAGCCGTTGGTCCCGGTAATCTTCAACTCAGACAGGTTTGACTTATATGATATGCCCGCCTTGTCCAGATAACCCGTAACCAACTCCCAGCAGCTATCCTTGACCGCCGGCCGGGTCTTGCGGACAACAAGTATGCCTACGTTGTCCAACTTGGCAAATAGCTCGTAGGCTATGAACTGCGCTATCGTATGCGACTTAGAGGACGAAGCACTGCCCCACATGAAGCAGCGGGGCTTCCTACTGGCTCTTAGCCATTGGTACGGCTTACGATTTACTTGGATGGGGTCTGGCATTCTTCCTCTTTTGCTTTGGCAAGGGAAGTATTAAGCAAACAATTTATCATACCCACCGCCCTAAACGACACAAACGTCATCTTGTGATTAACAAATTCACAGCCATCCCAACCCCCACTAAACCGCTCAACAGCTTGCCCTAACCGAAATATGTCCCAGTCGCTTTCTGGTATATATTTTATGTTGCCCTTTTTTTTGTCAAACTCAACCTTCATTCTCTATCTCCTTAACTAAATAAAAGCAATCCGCCAACGAATATCGTTACTATGCCAACTATAAAGCCGATACAAGTAAAGCATTCGATTAAACCTATAACACACAGGACAAGACCTAACGCCTTGCGGGTAGGTTTGCAGGCCATAGCCAATATTAGCAGGATAACGCTGACAAAAAGTAAAAAGATTAAATTATCAAACATTCTCTACAACCTCACTTTCCACCGGCCTGGCCCTCGGCACAGGGTCGCGGTACTCGATTATTAGTTTGTTTTCCGGCCTACTGTCGGCTTCCCCGGACAATAACTGCTCAAGCCTTATCGCTGCGTCCTGGGCCTTTATGAGCGTGCCTAAATCCTTCGCTGAATCAGCCTTCAGTACTTGGTCTTTGACTTTCTTCGCTACTAAGGCCAACGCTCCACGTATCAGGCTGAGGCTTTCCTGTACTTCTTTGTGGTAATCGGATTTGGTCTTGAGGATTGTTTTGTCGGTTTTGGCTTGCAGCTTCAAAGCGTTTTTTTTGTCTCGTTCAGCAATGCGGCTACGCCACTTAAACCGCGTCGACCACCGCTTAGCCGTCGCCTCCGCCACTCCAGCCTTTTGTGATACCAGAAGTAGCCTTCGAGTATCACCTAATGAATAGTAGTAATCGAACGCCTCCTGATGCCTTAAAGTTTCTTTCATTTACTCCTTCTGTCATTACTCAAACACCTCTTGCATCTTAGCTATATCCACTTCTTGGAACAGTTTCAGTCCTTCTATGGCGTTTTCCTTGACTATTGCTTGCTTAGAGGATTTACTCGCGATATTCTGTTCTGGCTCGATCTTCTTTATATGCCCACTTACCTGATGTAATAGCCCTTGAATCATATTTACGTGGTATATGTTGGTGTTATTTTCCATTGTTCGCAATTGCCTTAACACTTGAATACGCTCCAGACGCCATTAGGCCCATTACTATCGCAGGCATTATCTGTAAGCTCTGTGTCTGTGCATAAACTACGCCAACACTTGTCGCTATAGCCAAGAACGGCATGAACTCCTTGATTCTTTCTATTATCGGTACTCGCTTAAGCACTTCAAGTAAAGCGGCCACTAACGGTACTAACATTAATAACTCAGGTGATAATTCTATATTCTGCATTATTTTACCTCTATTGAAAAAAGATAATCATTTGTTGTGTTGTCCTGTATCCATTCACTATTCTTTTCTGGCTCATACGCAGTTGCTAATAAATATACGGTAACACCGAACATCCCAATAATTATTACGCCAAACATAGCGAAAACGTATACCATTATTTTTTCCTCTTTAGATATGAACCGCCTAATATAGTTATAATCGCTCCAGCTAAAATACTACCACCAATCAAAACAGGATTGCCTGTAGCTGCGCCAATCGTTCCGCCTGTTTTCGCTATGCCCTGGCCTGTCTCAAATATAGCTGTGCCCTTGTTAGGGTCGACAAAGCCCAGCGGATTGTCCTCTGATATACTCTGTGAGCTTAATAGTCCACATCCAGCCATAAATAACAACGCTATGCTTACAATCCATTTTCTCATGTTCTTATTCTCCTGTTGTTCAATGAGCTAAACTCTATCTTCCGATTTTATCGGAAAGTTGATTTTGTCCCAGGGGCGACCTAAGACCTGAATCGTTCCCCTGGATGCGTCAGGTTCGCACTTATATAAGCTAATCTATCCTACCTGTCTCTCTTTTAACTCCATTCTTGCATTATCTGCAATCATACCTAAATGTTCCAATACATAAGCCATTGCATGATTGCCCTTATCTTGTTGTTCTCTTCGTAAATCCCATAAATGTATCTTGAGGTGGGTTAGCTTGTCTTCAACGGTCTCTAAACTATATTGCATCTAATCCCCATTTTTAGCCACGGGTTTTTCTTGTGTATCATTGCCAACCATCTTTCCCGATTGCCTTTATTTACGCCTTCAGTTATCCACGGATACTTAGGATTATACTTTAAGACAACAGGAGGCCTTTTTGCTCTTTGTTCAGCTTTCTTGGCTTGCCTGCGCTCAATATATTCAGTTCTTTCTTCCTCTGTTAAGTTCTTCCACCATTCCTGTCTTTGGGCTTTAGTCTTCTTCTTCCAATGCCTTATCTTAGGCTCATCATTCTTTGCAGACTTTAAGCCCTTAGGTATATTACAGTCATATAATGAATTAATCATAGCTTTAACCAACTTGTTTGTGCAGATTGTAGGA